TGCTCAAGGATTTTTAATCCAGCAACATCATCTACAGATTCAGTAACACCATCTAAGTTTTTAGTACCACTTGACCAAGATCCTTCATCAAGCTTCTTGACATCAGCATCATTAAGATCATTGTAATATGTATCTTGTATTTTACCAGGAGCCCAGAAGTCATCTAATATAATAACATCCGAATCCTCTATCTTGTTAGAGAAGCCTCCTCTTAATGTGTGAACTTTTAATGGGTTAAGTTTTTCAAAAGCAACTCTACCATTAACAATATCAAACATGTAGATTTCTTCACCCATTATAAGAGCATCTTTAAATCCTTGTTGAAATGAAATCTTCATATCCAACTTAGCTATATAGTGTCTTAATAAAAGATTAGCTCTTTTCTCACGCATATCTTGGTAATCAAAATTAATGTAATCACCATATTTTTCTAATTCTTTTTCTAATTCTTCATCAGATACTTGAGACTGTAACATTTCCATTAGTTTTTGATCAACTAATTTCTTTTTGTCTTCTTTTATTTTAGATAAAGTGTCAGGATTGATTATCTGAACTGTCCAGTCAAACTTCCTTCTCTTCTCTTCCCCTACCAATACATTAACCCTTGGGGTAACAATTGGATAGTGCTGAATAGCATCAGGTACAAAGAATTTTTCCATACCACCAGGGTTCAGAATTAACTTCATATCGTTAACATCTACCTTTCCATTGTATAGGTTTAGGTTGATCTTTTTGTTCTTTAGTTTTCTCCTTACAACGCTGTTGCTTAGGTAACTATTGTTATCTGCCCAATCCAAATGGTCTTTACGCCATTTCTTACCCTTTTGCTTATAGGATAACTTTTGTGTTGGAAAATTTTTAGTATCTGACATATCTTAAAGTAAGTTGTAAATTTAATAAATTATTTGTATTTTTTCTGTTTGTTATTATAGCTAAAATCCAAAATCAGGCATTCCGCTATCTCCACCTCTACTGGCCATGGCATTTCCCCAGTTTTCATCTAAAAAAGGATCATCATGAAAGAATGTATCTGAATTCTCTGTTCTAGAGTCTTCAAATTTATTTATCATCTTAGCTCTGTCCTCCCTCAATATCATCACCATGTCCATAGCGGACACCCTATCCGTATTTATATCTGGATTCCATGCGATACACTCCTTTATGTATCCGATGCTCCTAATCCTTCTTAAATTAGGTATTGTAACACTTATAGTTTCCCCAGTATTTGCATCATACGTTTCCTGCTCATATGGAGTTAACATCCATTGTCTCTGTAGTGTTTTACCTAACCCTATGACTTCCTTGGTTGTTCTTGTACCTTTGGATCTATTTCCAAATAAATTAGCTTTAACTATCTCCATGTCCCGTAATATATCCGGGCTGTCTGCCAATAAATGCAGTGCATTGTGGTTGGAGAAGTAGGAAAATAATCCCTTCAGGTTGTTTTCATAATTAGAGCTGGCGTTATAAAAAGAAGTAAGTCTTAAACATGTTTCGTAAAAGCCTTCTGCCAATTGTGGCCTACCAGTATACTCCGCAACAATTTTGTCAGTCCATAGATCAAATATAATAATGGAAGCAAGGGAGCCACCAAGAGTATAATCGTTATCAATAGGATCAATCCCACCAATATATCTATTTTCAAAAACTTTACCATCTCTATCTTTATTAGGCATTTCAAATATTTCAATTGCTCCATCAGAGTTTAACCCACCTTTTACCTTAAAAGGGAAGTCTCTAATTGGGCTTAAGTCAGCTTCATTTACCCATTTCAACAATCCGTCATCTCCGTAAGTTAAACTTCCTACGTAATGAGAATCTATAAATGAGTTAAGTTCCGGAGCAATAGATTCTAAGTAATCTCTTAGATCTGCTACAGGAAATGCTGTCCCTTCAGTACGCATAATAGCTTCTTGAGGAGTAATAGGTTCCTCTGCTTTCTTTTGTACTATTGTATTAACATCAGATGAACCATACTTTACTTTGGTTCTCTCTTTATTTATCTGTATAAGCGCACCAATAACATCACTGTTACCATTCTTATCCATCTTACCTCTATAGTTAAGATAAGTTCCGAAAAAGAATGCGCACTGTCCTTTACCATTTGTGTTTTTATCAAAAACATTTGGCATAGAATGTATGTTGTAACCTGAAGAGTTGTAGAAGATTTCTTCTAATCCTTCAAAAGCTCCACCTTCAACACCACCGGTACCACCTGCCATCATGAATCCAAATGCAAATCCAGACTCTTCTACTGATGGTCTAGCAATCTGCCAAGCTGTCAAGAAGTCATTAAACTTACCTGCTTCTTCCCAAAGTACTAAAGCACCCCTTTTACCCCTTGCTTTTTGCGGATCATTCTTAAGTGTAACTCCCATTACCTCATTAAGAACTCCTCTTTCAATACCACGCTGGTTATCTTTCCATCCCATACGCCAGTGCATATCATTAAGAGAATCCTTAAGTGATCTAATTCTTGGCCATGGTGTATGTGTTGCGCACCAGTCAATTACTGATACATATTTGTTTAAGATACCATCCTTTATTAAATATTCTTTTTCATTTGCAATTGCAAACGATTTAACTTTTTCTCTAGCTTTAGTCGTATCTCCAAGTACAAAATTCTTGGCCAACATGTTACTTGCTTTAACTGAGTATCCACAACCCCTTCTTTTAAGATTGGCACCGTGCATACCTAACGCCCTAGCTTGTTCACAATAATGAAAGAACCAGTAATCTGCGTCATACACATATGCGAATCCTTCAAGCCTGTCAGCTTGCTTAGTTCCTTTAATTATTTCTGCTCTAAGTAATGGAGCGTAGTTTAACTGGAAATAATAATTACCAGGTATCCATTCACCATCATATTCTCTAACATATCCTTCTCTACATCTTCTAGCTTCTTCTTGCCAAAACTTAAAGTAAAGTGAATTAGAGTTTTTGTTTGGAAATAACTTTGTGTAACAACCATTCTTCTCGTGATGAATTGCTGAAGGTCTAAAGTAATCCATGTCAGTTAATATGTGTGGATTAGTTAAGTCTACTGCAATTCTACCGGTTGAATCAGGTTTTCTAATGCTTTGTTCAGGATCCGTTGAAGCGGCAGGTAACAAAGGATTGTCCCAACGGGTTAAATCCTTAACCTGGTTTCTTGTAGGTGAAGCAAGGTTTTGTACAAACATTATAGAGTCTATACTGTCTAGTAAATCTTGTTTTTCCTCACGAGGCATCTCATCTAATAAGTCTGTCGTAAGTTCTGTCTGTATAATATTAAATTCCCTCATCAAACATAGATTGAGTTCTATTACCTGACTGAGCCTTCATAGCTTTTTCTTTAATCACTTCTTTCTCAATTTCATTGATAGCCTTGATTAATCTAGGTATCTTTTCAACTGATGCTGTAATTTTACCTATGTCATGTATAGGTTTATTACTCCTTTCATCCCTCTCGTCCATGTTAAGATTGTCGAGGAATTCAGATATTTTTTGTAACACCAACCTAGTACTCTGTAAAAGCTTTGTGCTCGTGGTCTCTGATATTTTTTCATAATAATGTACTGCTCTAACTATCTCCTTAGATTTTCCAGTAAAACTTTTAGGCATGTCAATAAAGTTCTTTATCTCAGCAACCCTATCATCTGTGTTCAGGATGTGTATAAAATCACTTCTTTCATCAGCCATATAGTAAATAAATGCTAACTTAAGAGTAGCATCTTCCTTACCTTTGCTTTTATCCTTGTCCCATATCTCTTTAAATGGAGCAATTAATAATGCTTGTGGACTGAACGTCACAACATTGTTCTCTAATTCAAATAAATTCATAATTCTTCTCTCTTTTTAAAGCTGGAGCACCCCACTGTTTTAATAAGTAATTCGAGGTGCATTTCAGCTCTTAGCGGAGGAGATAGGATTCGAACCTACAAAGCTTTTACACCCGACAGTTTTCAAGACTGCTTGACAACCAATTGTCCACTCTTCCAGTTGAGATGATCAGATTTCTCTAATCATCTCTGTCCCTTCGTTGGTAGCGATGCCCTAAACGGCGGAACAATTGTTGAAGCACAAGGATTTGAACCTCGGATGTCTGCGTCAAAGGCAGATGTGTTACCACTACACTATGCTTCAGTATTATTATATATTAACGTAAGAGTTAGTTGCACCATACCTAAGTACAATACAATGTCTTTCTCTTTTACGTCATCTTGTACAAAATGATACTCACGTATTCCAAGCAATATACCCGGAAGTATACCTGCTGAAATTTCAAATCTAACTAATTCCATGTTGCAATATACAAAAAAATAGCCCAACTGTCAAGTTAGGCTATCCTTATTTATGTGTGACATTTAAAAAATACTAAGCTAACCTGCTGTCTGCTATGTACTTAACATCTCTTTCAGATACGTATAAATATTCAACCCCTTCTATAATTTCTATAGGTAATACGAATTCAAACTCTTTGTTTAGTTTTTGAGCTAAGCTAGATTCAAGTCTTTTCTTAAAGTTTTCTAAGTTTAATACAACTTTATATCCAGGCTTTAATTGATTTACGTGATCTCCACAAGCTAAAACAATTTGTTCAGCAGAGAAATCCTGATCCATATCTGTATCAGATCCTTTACCAAAGGATGCTGTTGGCAAATATAATCCATTCTCCATTAACTTATTTCTTCTAGCAGTAAGAAACACCCCTCCAAACATTGGAACTATATGTCCCGGTAAAGTGTTAACTTCCAGGGATTTATCATATAATTCTTGTTTAACCTTGCTTTCTTCTTCAATAACTTGAGTAGAATCTTCTACTAATCCAGATGTTTTTCTTTTAGACTTGTCTCTATTTGTAAAAAAATCCTGTACACCAAGAGCACTTGCATGTTCTGCTTTTATTCTTTTTACATCTTTTGATACAGTTCCTTCTTTTAAAATAGTCTTGTCCATTACGCTTCTTTTTCTTGTTTAGGTTCTTCAGTTACAAAAACACCTCTAGAAGATCTGATTCCATTTACTAAACCTTCTACGTCAGCCATTTTTTGATCAAGTAAATAAGCTGCTATTGCTTCAGCTAATTTCATTGTAATCACTAATGCATTTGGCTCCTTGTTCTCTGAAGCTGCTTCTTGTACTTCATTTTTTTGTTCTACTTTTTTCATTGTAATAAAAAATTTAATTTGTTAAACGTTTTGCTAAATTATAATTTATTTTTGATATAATCTAACTTTCTTTGTTCTTTTTTTTCTGTATTTGATTGTACATAAAATGAGACGCATGTAGTTTACCTATAGAGGGAATGTTAAAGTTTTTTTTCATAGAATCAAACTCTTCTCTAGTCATTCCGTCTTTAAATTCTATTTCTTTAGATTTCTCTCTTATAAAACTATAAGGTGATGAAACCATAGACTCTACTTCTTCAATAGTTAGTCCATACTTCTCAGCTAGTTCTTTTATTTTGATTGCGTCTGCTCTGTGTAGTTTCATCTTTTTACTTCAAAGTTAAATACCAGTTTAAATCCGTCCTCAGTCATACTTGGGATAAGTCTTGGATTTATTTTATTCTCTTTAGTTATTACTTCTTTTTTACGCAAAGAAGTAAGTAAGTTGTTAAATACCTTTTGACCCATATCGTTTAGGTCTTTTCTAATCTTAATTCTAGTCTGAGTTGAAAACAATATCATATCAACCATATCTATATCATCTATAGATCTTGATAATTCATACCTATAATACAACATTAGACTAAGTGCTTCAATCTCCTTTGTCCTTAACTTGTGGTAGGGTCTAAGAAATTCTAACCAATATCTAAATATCGACTTTTTGTCTGTGTGAATTCTTTTTATGTTCATGTTTCTTTTCGTCTTTGAAAAATTTTATCTTAACCTTTAATTTGTAGTCACTTTTCTTTTTGTTTACAGATAATACAGTATGTACTGTAAATTTACCTTCCATCAATGCATCGTTAATATCTTCAACTTCATTATGAAATGATTCAGCTTTTGCTTCTATCCATTTCTTTGATGTTGAGTATAACACTGTTACCATTGACTTCTTGCCATACATGTTTTCACTCAAACTAAGAATACTACTCATCTTCTTTTTTGCTTTTAGTTAGAAATCTTTCTCCATACTTTTCTTCATAAAGATCTTCCCATTGCTCAATATGAGCTTCTTCTAATTCTGTATTGCCACATGGCACACAGTAATCAACATTTCCATGCTTAGTTTCCGGCAACTCAACAGTCTTAATGTGTATAGACAAGCATGTCTTACAGTAAGTTATTGGTTCGTTGTTAATCATACTTTTTGTCATCATGTTAAGTTTTTTTAAATCATCTATTACTTCAGTGTCGTACACTGGGAATGGAGCATATAAGTTCCATTGCTCTCTTCTTTCTATTTCTGCTATTAATTGGTCATGTCTCATTTTCCTATTCTTCTACTAACGCACACTCAGTGGTTAATAATGTTCCTGCAACACTTGCTGCACTTTCCAGGGCTATCCTGGTTACTTTCTTTGGATCAAGAATTCCTGCATCCATCATTTCAACATACTCATCAGTCTTTGCGTTGTATCCAGTTCCTGTTGGTCTAGACAACACTCCTTCTAGTTTTACATCTGCAGATACTCCTGCATTGTTACAGATTTCTCTAAACGGAGCCTCTATCGCTTTAATCAATATCGACATTCCTCTGTCTTTATCTGTTAGATTCTGTACTGCTAAACTTACAGACTTACTTGCCTGTATCAACGCCATTCCTCCTCCAATTACTACTCCTTCTTCGATTGCTGATATTACGGCTTCTTTTGCATCATCTATTCTATCCTTGATTTCCGTCATTTCAAGTTCCGATTTTGCACCAACCTCTATAATTGCAACTCCTCCACCTAGTTTAGCTTTACGCTCTTTTAGCTTATTAATTTCAAAGGTAGTGATTTTTTTATCATTAATCCTATCTTCTATGGTTTTTATTCGTGCCTCAACAATTCCTTGTATCCTTTTCCCACCCATAATTACCGTACTCATCTGCTCAACTTTTACTGTAGAAGCTGATCCAAACAATTGTTCTACATGTTCATCAGTTATGTCTACAACCATTTCACTAGGAACAACCTCAGCTCCTATAATTGAAGCTATATCTATAGAAAGGTCTTTCCTGTAGTCACCAAATCCCGGTGTCTTTACAGCGGCTATTTGATGGCCACCTTTCATTTTATTAAGTATTAATGTAGATAATGCATCTCCAATAATATCGTCTGCCAACACTACCAATCCTCTACCTAATTTAATTACAGGTTGTATGATTGCCATAGCTTGTTCCGTTGTAGTAAGTTTACCTTGAACTACTAAAATTAAGGGGTTCCTCATTGATACCTCAGCCTTTTCGGGGGAAGTAGAGAAATAAGTTGATAACAGGCCACGGTCAAACTGAAGTCCATCTACTTTGTGTACTACAGTTTCAAACCCGGAACCTTCCTCTACACTTACAGCTCCATCCTCTCCAACGGATGCAAATGCTTCAGCAATTATCTTACCAATCTCTTCATCATTGTTTGCACTAATAGTTGCAATACTTTTTATCATTTCAGAGTCATGACTAACCTGTACTGCATTTTTATTTAATTCTTCTACCAGTTTGCCAGCAGCAAAGTTAATTCCTTTTTGCATTTGTACTGGATCATATCCGGCGGCTACTAACTTCATTCCTTCTCTAAGGATTGCCTGAGTTAACACTGTTGCCGTTGTAGTTCCGTCACCGGCAGCATCATTTGATTTCTCGGCCACTCTTTTAACTACAGTAGCACCCATATTCTCTAGCGCATCCTCTAATTCTATTTCTTTAGCGACTGTTACGCCATCTTTTGTGATCTTAGGCTCTTGTCCTA